TGGAACAAAGAACGTGTGTATAACCTAACTACCAATAAAACCCCCAGAGGTGTATAGTGAGAGGATATGAAAGAACAACTAAACTGTCCCTGCCCTGAAAATAAGATGATGCTAATAGAATACGGCTACCCCCACCCTGAAAGCTATGACGGGATTAGCGAGATTACTTGTACAGAGTGTAAAAAAAGAGTAGGACGGTGGTCAGGTCGAGTGTTGAAGGGAGAGGATTATGAGAATAGATTTGGACGTGTATGAACAAATCCAATCAAGTGCCCCCGCTGGCTGTTTAACATTTTAAGTAAGTTAGAGATATAACACCAAGACAAAACCCTACCCAATAAGGTATAATAGTAGAGCCAGTGAGCAAAAGCTTTGTTCAAGACCCTGCGACCTTGGTTCATCCAATGGTACTTGAAGCCTGGCATATACCCACACGTAGTCTGTTGCCTTACATTCCTAGTGTCCTCACCCACCCTTTCTTATTTTTTTTACCACTCCAAGCAAACAAGGGACACAACGTAAAGCAGAGAGCGAGCATTTCCTCTCGTGGGTACAAAGCATGGTACAATACCTGTATGACAGTTAGAGCATTAGGATATGAACTATCCTTTACAAAACAAAACACAGTAGAAGATGTTCGTGCCAAGAAGATAAAAGACTACGAGCTAAACGCAATGAAGGCTCTTATCTCAGCCGAGATGACACTAGAGCTACAACAAGTACTCTTAGCATTAAAAGTAGAACACAACCGAACAGAAGCAGAAGTAAAAGGAATCACTGACGCTATTGAGTTTGAAACTAAGAGCGTCCAGAACTGGAAAACCCAGTTAGAAGTTATTAAGAGCTGGAAATAACATTTAAATACTATGGCATCAAAAAACACAGAGCTAAGACAGGAGCAAGAAGCAAAGAGAAAGCACGCCTTTGCTGAGGCAATCCAAGCAGTAGAAAAGGAACACAAGATGAAACTAATCCCGATGATTGAGTACACTAGTCAAGGACTTTATCCGTCATTAGGTGTCCAGGAAATTAAAGAGACGGTAGATAAGGTATAATAGATACAATGGCACAAGGAAAAGAATGGAACACAGAAGAAAGAGAAACTATTATTCAAAGTCTCAGACCTTTCTTAGAGGCTGGTTTTTCTCGTAACAGGGCATGTGAATCAATAGGTTTAACTCCATCTACTCTGTCTAATTGGGTAAAAGCAAATGATGCACTTGGTATGAAACTACAAGGTATGGAAAATACCCTTAATATACTAGCTTTAGCGAACATTGCATCAGCATTACAGACCGAGGCTGAGAATGAAGACCCACGCAAGGAAATGAGTAGATGGTATGCAGAACGTAGAATGAAACAAGAGTTTTCCACAAGAACAGAATCAACCGGTGCTGACGGCAAAGACTTGCCTACCCCTATTGTAACTATTAAGCGAAATGACGTTTAATGAAACAACAGCACTCACCAAGATAGCTGAATTAGACAAAAAGATACGTTGCATCCAGGGAGGTACTTCAGCTGGTAAGACTATTGCCATACTGCTGTACCTAATAGCAATGGCGCAGACTGACAAGAGCAAGACATTGACCTCTGTAGTGTCTGAGTCTATACCTCACCTAAAACGTGGGGCCTTACGTGACTTTAAGAACATACTACAATCACATAAGTATTGGAAAGACGACAGCTGGAACGCTACTGATAGCATCTATACCTTTGAAACAGGCTCACAAATAGAGTTCTTCTCTACTGATAACGGTGACAAGCTTCGTGGCGGTAGGCGTGACCGTTGCTTTATGAACGAGGCTAACCAATGTACCCTTGACGCTTTTGACCAATTAGAAGTACGTACGAAAGAGTTTATATTTTTAGACTGGAACCCCACTAATGAGTTTTGGGTATATACAGACGTGATAGGGGTCAGAAAAGATGTTGACTACATCATCGTTACTTATTTGGATAATGAAGGACTAGCTCCTGAAATCGTTACCTCTATTGAATCAAGAAAGAATCGCACACAATGGTGGAAGGTATATGGCTTAGGTCAACTAGGTGAGGTGGAGGGTAAGATATATAAAGACTGGGTACAGATAGACGCAGTACCACATGAAGCGAGGCGTATTGGTAGAGGCTTAGACTTTGGCTACTCCAACGACCCCACAGCCGTGACAGACATCTACGAATACAACGGTGGCTACATCTTAGACGAGGTGGTGTACCGCAAGGGTATGCTCAATAGTGAGATAGCCACTATCCTTAAAGACAATGACATTATCACTGTAGCTGATAGTGCCGAGCCTAAAAGTATAGATGAGATTAAACTACACGGCATTACTATTGTGGGAGCAGAGAAAGGTGCAGACAGTGTGAACCACGGTATAGGTATCATGCAAGACCAACGCTTTTCGGTAACAAAGCGGTCAACTAATATCTGGCGTGAGTACATGAACTACTTATGGGACACAGACAAGACTGGTAAAAATCTAAACAAACCAGAGAAAGGTTTTGACCACAGCTTAGACGGCATAAGATATTTTATGCAACGTCACTTAAAAAACGCTAACCAAACAGACGTGGGAGAGTTCTACGAAAGACTACGATACAAAAAGCGAGGAGCAGAGAAAGGGGTAAGAGCCGGACTCAGGTAGTTATCCACACATGCCACTTGACGTGATATAATATAACCAAACACTATGCAAATTTTTAACTTTGTCGAGAGCGAAAAACAATTTTACGAGACTCGGCATATCCCACTAACAGCAGGGGATGACTATAGTCAATACCAACTAATCAGAGCCATCAACTTCGCTAGACGTTCACGCTATATTGATGACAATGCCAAAGATGACATCATCGGAGACTTTCCGTATGACAATATCTCGAAGTATCGTATTCGACTAGAAGCCAGGTCAACAGACTTTGACTTTAAATCTATTGAAGTAGAACCAGTAGACACCTCAGACGAGGCTCGTATCTCTGCTCTAGTAGCTACCAAAGCCCTGCATAAGAAAATGCGCACTATGAAGTTTGGTAAGACTTTGAATAAGTTTGCTGACGTACGCCCTGAATACGGCACAACACTATTCAAGAAAGTGCCTGACAATGTAACTATTGTACCGTGGGAGAATGTTGTTACCGACATGACTGACATCATCAATTCGCCTATTATTGAACGTCACTACTACACTCCAGCTCAACTAAAGAAGACTGAGTACGACAACGTAGACGACATCATAATGAACGCGGCCGAGAAGACACGTTCTAAAGACATGAAGGAAGCGTCGAACAATGAAGCTGAAACTATTGGTCGCTTTATTGAGGTTATAGAAGTAACTGGAGAACTGTCCCGGGCATCACTCTTAGAGGCCAAAGGAAAGGAATGGTCTGATGAAGACAAGAAAGAGTTTGTCCTCTGTCACATCATGTTCGCCCCAGAAGGACAAGACAAAGACGGCAAACCAAAAGGAACTATTCTAAAAGCAGATGAGCTAAACGAGAAGGACTACCCATACAAGCTAGACGTCAGGCATCCTGTAGTTGGTCGTGGCTTTGGCGAAGGTATCCCAGAGGAACTATCAGAACACCAGAGGTGGCATAACTTCTACAAGACCGAGGAAGCGAGAGCAGTAGCTATTGGTGGCAAGGTTCTATTTGTAACTGATGACGGTTCAGTAGTAGACTCAATCTACGATGATGGGATTGACCACGGTACTATCATGCAAGTTGGCGAGGGTAAGATGTTCACACAACTTACCACTATGCCTAACAGTGTGCCGGTCTACCAAAACATCAGAGCCGACTGGGACTCAAGTGCTGACAAGAATACTAACTCATTTGATGCTGTAACAGGTGAAGAACAAAAGAGTGGTACACCTTTCCGAGCGCAGTACATGCAGAACATAGCTGGTACATCACAGTTCCAACGTGAACATGAGGACATGGGCTTTATTATTGCTGAAATCGTAGAGGACTGGATACTTGAAGACGCACTAGCTGAGGCTACCAAAGATGATGAGATTGACGATGTCTTCTCTAAAGCAGAACTACAGCTAGTAGATGATGTAATAGTAGAGACAGAGGTACTCGATGCAGTGGTACAAGCCTCTCTCAGTGGCTCTGTATTGGCTCCAGAGGAGGTTGATATGATTCGTAAGGCTATCAAGAGCAAACTAGGAAAGAAAGGTGCTAGACGTAAGATTACTGACATTAAGAAGTTCATCAAAGACGCTGGTAAGAAAGTAGTCATTCACACAACTGACGAACAACGCTCAAAGCAAGTGCTATATGAGTCACTCTCTAACGCTATCAACATGGCCAAGGGTATTGATAAGACAGACCCAGCCCAGTTAGCGATGCGAGACATGATACTTGACCAAATGGGTATCACTCCACAACAACTAGCTCAGTATGCCGAACAGGCTATGGCTTTTGCTGAACAACTACAGCCTGCACAAGGAGGTGGAGCGATAAACTTTAAACAAGACGCAGCTCAAGCCGAAGCTAATCCAGTAGCAGCCGCATAATATGGAATTTACAGAGCACGAACAGTCGATAATGAAGGTACTAGCAGAAGCAGAAACCTTTGCTTTACTGACAAAGATATTCGTTGATATGCCTACAGCTAACCTAGCTGAGCTGGACAAGAACATTGTCGCCCTAACTGACGCTGAGTATGGTCAACTAATGAAAGTAAAGTACCTACGTGAAAAAGACAACAAGTCACGTTTAGAATTTATTATCAAGGCAACAAAAACACGAACCACAAATAGTTCAGGTGCTATTGCGCCTAAATAAACGTGGTATAATAGTTTTACATGACACTAAAGTCTATAACAAGATTATAAGGGACAAAACCCATAACCAAAAAAATGATATGTTAGAAGACACAACAGAGGGAACAGAGGAAGTAACTAATAGTGAAACTTATGAGAACACTGACGAAGCTGAAACTCAAGAGACAGAACAAGGTAAGGACAATGGCGCAGATTCAGACCGAACCTACACCAAAGCCGAACTTGACCAACAACTCAAAGACCGAGACAAGCGTTGGAAAGACCGTCTTAAAAGCAGTAAAGAAGGTTCTAAAGAAACTAAAGAAGTAAGTTCAGATGACAGGGTAAACCGTATCGAACTAAAAGCGGAAGGAGTAAAGGATAAAAAAGCCCAAGACGTAGTTCTAGAGTATATCGCTGAAAAGAAAGTACTCGGAAAAGAAGTGGATATTGAAACAGCTTTAAGATCAGTAGCAGTCAAAGAGGCTCTACAAGAAATCAAAGCTAAGAACGTACCACCACCTTCTACTAGAACTGCTGGAGGAGCATCAGACAGTATCGCTTACTGGGTACAAGAGACTAAGAAAGGAAACTTTCCTACAGACCCAGCTATCCGTAAGCAACTGCGTGAGATGAGAATCTTCTAAATCTTGTGCATGAGCGGGTTAACTAAATAATTTTAACCCAAAATGTCCAACGTATTTAACAGTGACGTACACAAGCAATTTTACATCGCTGGTGTTCAAGACGAAAACCGAGACGCTCTACCATTGAAGTATGTATCTGATATTCAAACTGAAAACGCTGAATACCTATACAACCGATACGGAGCAGACCTCGTAGCACAGAACTCTACTGACTCAACTTACTCAACACCAGCGTTCACATACTCTGCTGACAGTAAGCTAATCAACCTAGAGGCTATCTCTGCTGACCGAATCTCAGAGAAGGAAATGTCACGTCAGGGATTTGACATCGTAGCTGACCGAACCAACAAGCACGCTTACGCTATCAAGCAAGCGGTTCACCGAAACGCTGCACGAGTAACACGACTTGGAGCAGGAAGTATCCTAGACAACGAAGTACTTGCAGGTTCAGCATCAGCTCGAACACCAATTACTGTTTCTGCTACAAATGCAGATGACATCGCTGCTACAGTTACACAGCTATTGCAAGAAGGTAACGCTTACGGCTCAGGAAACCCATACGTGATGATGAGTCCAAAGCAAGCTAAGTTCTTTAACCT